AATCACCCCGTGACGACCGCCACCACCCAAACCCTGCCCAACGGCTGGACCCTCGTCACCTACGACACCGAACAAATCAGCATCGACCCCGCCGGCCTGCTCATGTTCCCTCGCCACTGCACCCCCGAAGAAGCCCCCAACTACATCGCCGCCATCACCGCCGCCGCCCAACTCGCCACCACCATCCGCGACAACAACACCAAACTCGCCGCCGCCAACGCCGCAACCGGTCACACCAACCCCCCCGCCGTCATCGTCACCGAAGGCCCGCCCCCACCCGGCGCCACCCCCCTGACCCCGCAAGCCACCATCGGCCGGCAAAAAAACCGACAACGAGGCAACAGATGACCACCCCCGCCTACCCGGCCGTCTTCCCCGTCACCGCCGACTGGTGGTCCGGCGGCGACCCCTCCATCACCGCCACCACCAGCGCCCCCGAATGGCTCCCCATCTCCGGGCTGGTCACCTTCACCCCACGCCTACCCAAAGGGTTCACCGCCTACATGGCCAACTTCCCCGCCGCCGGCAACCAAAACTGCCAACAAACCATCACCCTCGTAGGCAGCCCCACCGCAGGCACCTGGAAACTTTCCTACGGCGGCTACACCACCACCGCCCTGGCCTACAATTCGGCCGCCAGCATCGTCCAGAGCGCCCTACAAGCCCTATCCTCGATCGGCACCGGCAACGCCACCGTCACCAGCCCCGCCGCGTTCACCTACGTCGTCACCTTCACCGGCACCCTCGGCAACCAACCCATCGTCGCGCTGACCGCACCCCCTAGCGATAACCTCCTCACCCCGGCCACCACCATCACCATCACCATCACCACCCCCGGCAGCACCGCCCGCGCCCCCAACACCGGCGTCGTCATTCCCCAACGCCAAGGCCGCATCTGGGCCGGCCAACTCGCCTCCATCGACGTCGCCGACAGCGTCGGCGTCGACCTCATCGCCAACGACCCCAACCTCAACCTCGCCGCCCAAAACATCCCCACCCTCATCTACGACGTCATGTTCAGCCAAGTCCAATACAACTCAACCCAAGGCACCCTCGCCAACTTCGCGTTCACCGCACCCCCCGACACCACCCCCATCTGCCTCACCGACCCCAACTTCACCCGCCTCACTTTCCAACCACCCACACCATGAACATCTACAACGACACCCCCGAAACCGCCCCCAAAACCCCATCCACCATCACCACCAACGCCGCCAACATCCGCGCCCTACGCTCCAGCAGCAACTACCAAAAAGCCCGCGACCAATACCGCCAACGCGCCAAAACCCACCACAACAAAGACCACACCATCGGAGCCCATTGCTGGATCTGCAACGAACCCATCAACTACCAACTCAAACACCCACACCCACGAAGCTGGTCCCTAGACCACGCCATCCCCATCAAAGACAACCCCAAACTCTTCCTGAACACCAGCAACTTCCGCTCCGCACACCTCGACTGCAATGAACACCGCGGCACCGACGCCCCACGCATCGAACTCGGCGAACCCTCCGAAATCTGGTGACTAATGGACTGGATAACCCAAACAACTTCCGCTCCGCGCACCTGCACTGCAACAACAACCGCGGCACCGACACCCCCGCCGCCAACCTCGGCCAACCATCCGAAAACTGGTAACACATGACCGCACCACAAGATCACCCCCACCAAACCAGCACACAGCCCGCCGGGGGAACCTTCACCATCTACCGCCGCGGCGGTGAATCCCTCACCTACCGCCACGACCGCGTCCTGCTGCGCTCGTCGGAACCGGGTGTGAACTGGGCCATCAACTGGGCCAACCACGAAAGGAAACCCCACCATGACCGCACCAGCTGATCACCCCTACACCACCAGCACACCCGCATTCACCCCAGGCGAACCCGGCAGCCCACCAGTCACCTCGTCACAAGCCAGCAACATCATCGCCAACGAATCCTCAAGCGGAGTCAACTTCGACGCAGGTGACTAATGGACTGGATCACCCTGGCCGTCATCATCGCCACCACCACGCTAACCACACTGTTCATCGTGGCGGCCTGGGAATTCGACCACGACAGCCGACACCGACCATGACCATCTTTTCGAGGTTGAGGACCGAAGCGGCAAGTACCTACCCTCCGCGTGACCATCCCCGGCCCGGGTACCACCCTCCTTCAGGGTTCGCGCAGGTACCACCCTCCTTTACGCCTCGCGCGGGTACCTACCCTCCGGGCAGGTACCCACCCTCCCCAGCAAACTTCTTACCACCCCAGCAAACTTCTTACCACCCCCAGCAAATAGCCAGGCATCGCTAGCAAATAGGGGGGAGGGGGTCGCAAAGCCCTGGAGCTACCCCCAGACCCCGATGGCCGCTCGCCAGATTTACCCCCGGCCGAAAAAATTAACGTAGCCGTACAGCCAAAGCCGCAGGTAGGCGGCCTGACGTAGGTAGCTGATTTAAACATCAAGACCAACGCCCACCTGCGAAAATGCACTTTTTGGCGGTTCCAGCAAACCCGGCTAGCGGCCCGGCGGGACGCGCAGCTAAACTAGTGGGTATCGCCAGCAAACCTGGTGAGGTGCCAGCAAAATGCCGCTGACCTGCGGATTTACCGCGAAGTTTGCTGGTTATTCGGGGGCTACGGTAATGGTGCTGTTTGTGCTGGTCACGGGGGTGTTGTGGTGGTTGCCGGCGGTGGCGGGGACGATGTTGCGGGTGAAGATCAGCAGGTCGGTGAGGGTGCACGGGGTTTGCAGGGTAGATCCGCCGCCGGTGGTGGTGTCGGGGGCGCCGTCGACGACGGTGGCGACTTGGATGGTGGCGCCGCCGCCGAGCTGGGAGTCGTCGGCGACGATTTCGGGGAGTTGCTGGTTGGCCAAGGTGCCGGTGAAAGCCAGGACGTATCCCCAGTTGCCGTCTTTGCTGACGTCGATGTTCCCGGCGCCGATGATCATCAGGGCTTCGAGCGCGGTTTGGACTTCGCCGGCGGCGGGGTGGTAGGGCAGGTCGGTGGTGGTTTCGCCGGTGTAGGTGAGGGTGAATGTGCCGCTTCCGGGGCTGCCGAGGATGTCGAAGCGCTGGGTTTCGTTGGTCATGGGTTTAGTATGCGTTTATGGCTGAGAAGGGTGTTGTTGCGCCGCAGTCGGTGTCGCCTGCGGCGTTGACGTTGCCGGCGACGTTGCTGGGGTTGCGGGTGTGGTTGGATGCGGTGAATCAGGTGCGGCCGGGGTCGAATTCGGTGGCGGTGACGGGGACGGCGACGTCGTTGTCCGTTGCTTGATGAGTTCTCGCATGAGCCAGGGGCGGCCGTCGCCGCAGCGGTAGTAGCCCAGTAGTGGTTGGTTGCGGGTGATGTCGCGGTCCCAGCCTGGGGTGTCGGCGGGGGCGCCGAGGTATCCGCTGGTCAGGGGGTTGTGTTCGAACGCGTAGACGTTGCCGGGATGCCGCCTGACTTGCGATAGGGTGCGGGCGATCAGGGTGAAGGCGACGTCTTCCCAGCCCCACCCGACGAATTCGGGGGGTTGGCCGCCGAGGCGCCAGTACTCCTGTTGGGTGGTGACGATGGCGCCGCCGACGCCGGCGATGCCGTCGCCGTCCCAGGTGTTCAAATGGGGTGTGGCGGCGAGGTTTTCCAGCGGGGTGCCCAGGTGTTTGGGCCCGTAGATGCGGTAGTGCTCGAAGGGCCACCAGACTCCGGTGGGGTCGGCGACCGCGGCGAGGATGTTGCCCGGGTCGATGAGGGTGTCGGCGTCGGCGATGATGACAACGTCTGTGCTCGCTTGGGTGACGGCGTTGTTGCGGGCCTGGGCGAGGGAGAAGATGTCGGTGTCGGAGTCGGCGGTGATGACCGGCCAGCCGGGGAAGTACTGGTCCCAGAACGCCTGGACGCGGTCGAACGCCGCGATCCGGGACGGGCTGGGCCGCCACGGGATGCAGATCGTTGCCCGCATAATCAGCCCATTATCGCCCCGGATCGCCCCGGATCGGGCTCAATGTAGCTGTTCTAAGCGTGTCAAGGACATTCGGTTCGGCGTGTCGCGGTCATAATCTAAGGCTATGACGGCCCCTCGACCGGTATCGGCGGCGCGAACCGCACCGCCGAGATGTGAGGAATGGTTTTATCGGGCGCAGTGTGTATTGGCTGCCGGGCATCGCGGCCCGCATTGCGCCGACGGCGGGGGTGGTTTGCAGACTGTGTGGACCTCGAAGGCCGGCGATCCGCATGATTGAGCATCGCAGGGTCGGCACCGCGCAGCTGTCGACGTTCGAGAAGAATCCGCGGCGGGGGAATGTGGAGGCGATCGCCGATTCGTTACGCCGGCACGGCCAGTACCGGGCGATTGTGGTCAATGCGGGCACATTGACGGGACGGCCGATGGAAGTTCTGGCGGGTAACCACACTTTGCTGGCGGCCCGTGCGCTGGGCTGGGACACGGTGGAGGCTGGGATCATCGATGTGGATGAGCAGGCTGCGCGGGCGATTGTGGCTGCGGATAACCGGGTAGCCGATCTTGGTGGTTACGACGAGCATGCGCTGCTGGAGTTGCTGGCTTCGCTCGACGACCTGTCCGGATCCGGGTATTTGCAGGCTGATGTGGATGCGTTACAGGCGGCGTTGTATCCGCCGACGATTTACACCGATCCCGATGACGCCCCGGATCTGCCGGTGCAGCCGATGTGTCGGGCCGGTCAACTATGGGAATTGGGTTCGCATCGGCTGCTGGTGGGTGATGCCACCGACACGGCGGCGGTGCAAGCGTTGTGTGCGCCGCCGTTGCGGCCGGATTGTATGTGGACCGACCCGCCTTACGGGGTGGATTATGTGGGGAAAACCAAAGATGCGTTGATGATCCAAAACGACGGGTTGGGTTCATTGCCCCTGTTCGATCTGTTGCAATCCGCGTTTGTGGTGGCGGCGACGGTGTGCCGACCGGGTGCCCCGGTGTACATCGCGCACGCCGAGACCGGTCGGGTCATCGTCGAGTCGGCCGCCCAATCGGCTGGGCTGCTCATCCGGGAAACGTTGATTTGGGCGAAAAACACGATGGTCCTCGGCCACAGCGACTACCACTACCAGCATGAACCGATCCTCTACGGGTTTGTGCCCGGCGCTGGTCGGCTGGGGCGGGGCGGCGCGCACTGGTTCGGCGACAACAGTCAGACCACGGTGTTCGGATATGACAAGCCGACCCGTTCGGCGCAGCATCCGACGATGAAGCCGGTCGCGTTGATCGACGCCATGCTGGCCAATAGTGTGCGGCCTGGCGGGGTGGTGTTGGATCCGTTCGCCGGGTCGGGGTCGACGTTGATCGCGGCGCATGGCCGCGGGGCGCGGGCGCTGTTGGTGGAGCTGGATCCGTGTTACGCCGACGTCATTGTGCGCCGTTTCCAGAGGCATACCGGGATCACACCGATCGTTGACGGCCGCCAGGTGTCGCTGCTGGAGGAGAAGCTGCCATGAACGCTGAAGAGCGTAAACGCCGCAACAGCGATGTGATGCGGCTGCATCTGGCTGGCGCCACCTATCAGCAGATCGCCGACACCGTGGGCCTCAAATCGGTGTCCAGTGTTCACCGCATCGTGCAATTGGAGCTGGCTGGGGGGGCGCTGCGCCGTGCCGGGCTCGCTGATACCGCGCTGTATCAGGAACGGGCCGAACGGCTTTTCCAGGCCCATTGGGGGGCCGCGCTGCGCGGCGATCACCGTTCCGCGGAGATCTGCTACCGCATCCTCGAGCAGCAGCTGCGGGTGTCCAGGCTGGATGCCTGCGGCGACGTCGCATCCGTTGCCGGTGACGACCCGGAGGATGAGCTGGCGTCCTACCGCAAGCGGTACGCACGGAAAGACGCTTGATGACAGCCGTGCTCGGACGAACTGCCCGCGTCGGATCCACGGTGCCGCGGCTGTTCACCCCGCCGCTGCCCGAACACGTCGGCCCCGACGGGCTGATCAGCCGCGACTGGTCGTGGGGCTACGACTGTATCCATTTCTTGGAAAAGTATGTGGGGTGGCGGCTGTTGCCGTGGCAGAAATGGTTGTACATCCACGCCTTGGAGAAAGGCGCCGACGGGACCGGGTTCCGGTTCAAATTCATTTTTGTGCTCATCGCCCGGCAGAACGGGAAGTCGCGGTGGCTTAAAGGGTTGGGGTTGTGGCGGCTGTTCGCCGACGAACACGGCGAGTCCCATGCCCGCTGTCCGGGCGCCAAACAGGCTGTGCTGGCCTGCCAAAATTTGCAATACGCCGAGCTGATGCTCAAAGAAGTGCATCTCGAGATCGCTGACAGTCCCCGGCTGAGCCGTGAGCTGAAATCGTATCGGGCGGTCAACGGCCAGCATCGGGTGGATTTGACCAACGAACGGTATTGGCGGGCGGCGGCGGCCAGCCGCCGCGGGGCCCGCAGCCTGACCTGCGATGTGGTCATGCTCGACGAGTTACGCGAACACAAAACATGGGAAGCGTGGCAGGCCATCGTGCCGACCACCACCGTGGTCCCATATCCGCAGATCGTGTGTTGCAGCAATGCCGGTGACAGCTACAGCGAAGTGTTGCGGACCCAGCGGGACGGGGCGCTGCGCCGCATCCAAACCGGCGAAACCGCCGACACCGATATCGGTTTGTGGGAATGGAGCGTGCCCCTCGACGTCGATCCCCGCGACGAATCCTATTGGTATCTGGCAAACCCGGCGATGGGGGTGCTCAACAAATTCGGGCTCAAAGATCTCCGCGGCTATTTGGAGGCCCAGCAATACAAAAACATGCCGGGCTTCCAAACCGAGCATCTCTGCCAATGGGTCGATGCGCTCGAACCCGGCATTATGCCCGCCGAGCATTGGGCCGAGACGATGGATATGGGCAGCCGCCGCGCACCGGATGCGCCGCTGTACGCGGCGGTCGACGTCAACTACGGCCGAACCCGCTGCTATGTGGCGATCGCGGCTGCCCGCCCAGACGGGCATCTGCATGTGGAAGTCGCCGCCGCCGCGACCGGCACCGACTGGGTCACCGGCTGGCTGGCCGAGCGCAAACATCGGTTCGCGGGGATCGCGGTGCAGCGCACCGGGGCCCCAGTATCAGGGATGATCCCGGAAATGATCGCGGCCGCCCTGCCGATCACCGCGCTGCCAGCCGGGACGGAGCTGCAAACCGCGTGCGGGCTGCTCTACGACGGAATCTGTGAGCACAGGATTTTCCACCGGCCCGCACCCATATTGGACCGCGCGGCGGCGTCTGGGGTGGGCCGCGCGGTCGGGGATGCGTGGGTGTTCGACCGGCGCAACTCCCCGGTCGATGTGGCGCCGTTGATCGCGGTCGCCGCCGCGGTGTGGCTGGCGAACTATACCCCGGACGTCAAGGACCCGGTGTGTCACGTGTGGCCGGACGAGATAGTACTGCAAGGGTGGGAACAACAAACAGTGCGGGCGGGTGATGAGGTGGAGCGGGCATGGCTGATGACCCCAACGTGACACCGATCGGGGCCCGGCTGGGATCCGAACGGCTCTACGGCGGCGTTTTCCCCGCCGATAACCCGGATATGTTGTTCGGCGCCAAACCCGCGAAGGCTGCGTCCGCGCCGCCGCCGCCCGCCGCCCCGGACTCGCCGGCGGCGGCGGCGGCGCGGCCCGCCGCCTGGGTATCCACCCTGCTGGAGCTGGCCGGCATCACCACGCTGGCCGTCGGCTGCTGGCTGATCCTGCCCGCCGTCGGGCTGATCGTCGCCGGCGCCGCCCTGATCCTGCTTGGCATCGGGATGGACCGCCCATGAGTATCCTCGCCCGACTACTCTCCACCGCCCGCACCCCCCCGCCGCCGGGTGGGCTCGAGGAACGCGCCCTCACCAGCTCAGCGTTCGTGCCCCCGCCGCAGGTCGGGGTGATCGACGACTTCGTCGGTGTCCACCGCGCCATGTGCAACATGACCGTCTACGGCTGCGTAAGGCTGCTGGCCGACACCATCGCGTCGCTGCCGTGGAAGGCGTACCGCAAAGACAAAAACGGTGTCCCGGTCGAGCTGAACCCGCAGCCCGCCATCATCCGCCAACCCTTCCCCGGCTTCAACCTCTACCAGTGGAAATGGATGGTGATCGCCGGCCTCGCCCTGCGCGGCAACTCGTATCATCTGATCACCAGCCGCGACGCCGGCGGGACACCGACGGCGCTGATGCCGATGCACCCGGACATCGTCTTTCTGGAACGCCGCCCCGACATCCTCGCCTGGTTCGACCCGATCTACCGGGTCATGGGCGAAGCGGTCAACAAAAACGACATTTGCCATATCCGCCGGTTCACCATGCCCGGCGAACCTTGGGGACTGTCCCCGATCCGGCAAGCCGCCGTCGCCATCGGACTGTCCCTGTCGGCCGAGGAGTACGGCTATCGGTGGTTTAAAGAAAGCGCCAGCCC